GTTATAAGAGGGGTGGCCGCGTCGGCAAGATGGACGGTGGCCCGATGGTATCCGATCGTCCTGACGCCCGTCTTGGTATGGTGTCTCCGACCCGCATGAAGTTTGCCGGTGCTCAAGGCACGCCGTACAAGAAGGGTGGCAAAATCAAGGACAAGTCCTTCGATGAGATCCGCAAAGAGTACGGCACCCAAGTAATGCAAAAGGGTGGTGCGGCTAAGCATGGCGACGAAGCCATGGACAAGGCCCTCATCAAGAAGATGGTGAAGAAGTCGGCTCTGGAGAAGTGCGAAGGTGGTTCTACCACCAAGCGCATGGCTCGCAAGGACGGTGGCCGCGCCAAGGGCAAGACGCATATCAATATCGTAGTTAACGCTGGCAAGAAAGACGGTGCCGAGACTCCGATAGGTGCACCGAATCCCGGTATGCCGCCGATGGCTCGTCCCCCGGTGATGCCGGTCCCGGCTCCCGCTCCGGGTGCTATGCCTCCGGGCCTCGCTGGTGCGGGTGCTCCTCCGATGGGCATGCCTCCGGGCGCTGGCCCCGGTGGTCCGTCGATGCCGCCACCATCGATGATGGCTCGCAAGACCGGTGGTCGCGTGACCAAAGTCGCCAAGTCTTATAAAGACATGGAAGCTGGTGCCGGTTCGGGCGAAGGCCGTCTGCAGAAGACCGATATTGCGAAGCGCTTGCCAAAGCCCCGCGAAGACGGTAAAAATGTGTTCGATGGCGTCGGCTACCCGAACAAGGTGCCGGGTGCCACAGGTGGTCGTACTGCTCGCAAAGCAGGTGGTGGTGTCTATCGTTCCTACAAGGACATGGATGCTGGCGCAGGGTCAGGAGAGGGCCGTCTCGAAAAGACGGAGATTCAGCGCAGCAAGCGGGGTCGCTGAGCCGTCTCCTCCCGAATAGCTCAGATGACGAGTGGAGTGCCGTACCCTCTTCGGCACTCCACTTCCTTTCAACAAGAGGGTAGAGAGGGTGAATGTTAACGAACGCAGCACTGTTCGAACGAGAGCTGGGCAAATTGATTGAGGAGACGATCAATGACCTCAGAGGGCAACTCGAAATAAACAATTACGAGACCGTCGGCGAATTCAGATACGTCATGGGACGCATCGCCGCTCTTCGGTCAGTAATGGAAGAACTGGTTCCGCTAGCTAAAGACTACGCGGACCAGCGCAACCGCTAAAAAGAGGGAAATAGCATGCCGCCAATGATAATGCAGCATGACATCGATCCGAAGCAGAAGCTTCTGGAAGAGATGGGTGACCTTTCTAAGGTCGAAATATTCAACAATCAGCTCCTAGTTGCGGTCTATATCCGCCCACAGAAGACCAAGAGCGGTATCTACTTGGCTGACAAGACGGTCGACGAAGACCGTTATCAGTCGAAGGTCGGCTTGGTGTTGAAGATGGGAGAGGATGCTTTCCATGACCCCGAAGGACGTTGGTTCCGTGGCTACACTATTCGCGACAAGGATTGGGTCGTGTTTAGGCCATCTGATGGCTGGAGCATTACTGTCAACAATGTTCTTTGCCGCATCCTTGATGATGTTAATGTTCGCGGTCGTATCGATCATCCCGATCGCGTGTGGTAAGGATCCGAAGAAATGGCTAAGTCTCAAGATCAAGACACCGTAGAGATCGAAATCGACGAGAAGACGTCAGTCGTCGAGGAGGAGATCGTAAAGGTCGAACCCGCCGAAGAGGTCGCTAAAGCCGATTCGGGCGCTCAGACGGAAGACAACGTCGACGACAGTATTCGCGAACTCAAGGAACAGCTTGAACGCGAACGTCAAGCACGCGTCGATGCTGAAAAGCGTGCTCGTGAAGCGGCAAAGAAGGCCACTCAAGCCTCCGGAGACGTTCACGACACCAATCTGCAGTTACTCGACACCGCTATTAACACGGTGAAGAACGACACGCAGATGCTCAAAGAGCGCTACAAGGCGGCTCTGGCGGCTAATGACTACGACTCCGTGGCAGATATTCAAGAAGCGATGTCCAGCAACGCTGCGAAATTGATGCAGCTTGAAAATGGAAAGATGGCTCTTGAGGCTCGTCCGCGCCCCACTTACGATATTCCGGACGATCCAGTGGAGTCTCTGGCTTCTCAGCTATCTCCTCGGTCCGCCGATTGGGTTCGTAAGAATCCTCAATTCGTCACCGACCCGCGCCTTAACCAGAAAATGGTCGCCGCACACAATATGGCGATTGCCGACGGTTACGCTGCGGATACCGACGAATACTTTGAGTATGTCGAAGATGTTCTCAAAGTGTCCAAGCAATCCCAGAGAACACCCGTTCGTGAACAGGACGAAAGCTCTCTGTCCTCCGCTTCGGCTCCGACGCAGCGTAGAAGCGCTCCTCCCGCCGCTCCAGTATCTCGTAATCCGACCAACAGCAACGGCGTTCGTCAGAACGTTGTCCGTTTGACATCGGCAGAACGCGAAATGGCGCAAATGATGGGTATGACTGATCAGGAATATGCCAAGAACAAGGCGCAACTGATCAAAGAAGGCAAATTGCCTCACTAATAGGGTGTTCCAATGGACTCGAAAATCATCGCTAACAAGCAGACTACTCGCCCCGATCCTCGTCCGGTAACGGCGAAGGAAGAGGATCCCCGCGATCGCGCCGCTCGCCGCGCTGCAGAGATCCGTGGGCATCTCGGCAGCATGGATGACGGCGTAGACGAATTCGCCGCGCCCGAACCGCCACCCGGTTGGTCCTACGAGTGGAAGCGCAAGCTTACTCTCGGTGCGGAAGAACCGTCTCACATGGTCGCTCTGACCCGCATGGGGTGGGAGCCGGTACCCGCATCGCGTCACCCGGAAATGATGCCGAGTGGTGGGAATTACGTTCATATCGAACGTAAGGGTATGATCCTCATGGAACGCCCGAGAGAGTTGGTCGACGAAGCCCGCGAAATCGAGCGTCGTCGCGCTATTGGCCAAGTTCGCGCCAAAGAAGCGCAAATTGCGGGTACTCCGGATGGTACGATGACCCGCGACGATCCTCGCGTTGCGCCGAAGATCAAAAAGGCATACGAGGCGATGCCGATCCCGAAAGAGTAATCTTTCTAATGGCCGGTGGGGAGACTCACCGGCCAAAATGTATTTGAATTATTGACACATATTCTAAATTCTGTTACTCTGATAATACTTCCCCCGGTGTGGAAGTTTAACTTGATCCCGGTTCTTAGTCGCCCCGGTGTGCGATGATAGACCTCCCGCATAAGGAGATCCCGTCATGGCGAACACTAATGCGCCTTACGGTTTCCGTCAGTATTCGGGCACAGGTTCCGCTCCGACCTATGAACAGGTCGTGATGTACATTGATGCTGCCAATACGACGGACATTTTCTACGGTGACCCCGTTGTTCCTCTGAACACTGGTTTCATCACGCAAGCTACGTCGAACTCCGTGCAGATCGCCGGTATCTTCGTGGGCTGCAAATATCTCTCGACGTCGCAGAAGCGCACCGTCTGGTCGAATTACTGGCCGGGTTCGGACGCCACGGGCAACGTGGAAGCCTACGTTGTGAACGATCCTAACGCCAAGTTCGTCGCTCAGAGCGATGCAACCGGCATTGCGTTCGCAGACATCAACGCAAACATCGGTTTCGCGATTGGTTCGGGCAACACGGCAACGGGTATCTCGGGCGCTTCGCTCGACACCTCGACCCTTAACACCACCAACACTCTTCCTTTCCGCGTTGTCGGCCTCGTGCAGAATCCTCCGGGTTCGGCGGGTACGGAAGCTGGTGCGTATAACTGGGCTGTCGTGGCGTTTAACAACGTCTCCACGAAGCAGCTAACCGGCATTTAAGGAGTAAGGACCAATGGCTGTTAATCTTTCGGCTATTAAAGACCTTCTCCTCCCCGGTCTCCGTGGCGTTGAAGGCAAATACGAACAGATCCCGTCGCAGTACGACAAGATCTTCACGAAGCATGACTCGAAGATGGCGCTCGAGCGTACCGCTGAAATGCGTTACCTCGGCCTCGCTCAGCTCAAGACCGAAGGCGGCCAGACCGCATTCGATAACAACGCTGGCGAACGCTACGTCTATAACCAAGAGCACACTGAAATTGCTCTGGGTTACGCGATCACCCGCAAGGCGATCGATGATAACCTCTATAAGACGCAGTTCCATCCGTCGAACCT